AGCACAAACACGAACCCCAAGGTCCTTATTGGCATATCTCATCTGCTCTTTAGAGTATGAGCACTATGTCATAAGAGATACCTTATGTTGTCTTGCACTGACAACAGTCGTGTTGTGTTATAAGCTACACCCATGGCTCGCGTTGATGAAACTCCGACATATTTACACCAATCACTAACTGCGCTCCTGATTCACGTTGTGAAGTCTGGGGATGACAGTCTCGTGACCCGAGTTTGTCGAATGCACCGCAACCACATTCCACTCCGCGCCAGCCCATCTGACAATGTCTACTGGTGCACCCAAGTTAGCTGTCATAATCATGTTATGACCGCGGAGGAGATGGAAAGGATGGAAATTGATGAGAAGACTTGGGAAACTGCTACTTACTTTGCGGGCAAGAGGGCTAGATCACACGGAGCAGGTGACTTCATCGTTGCTGATCGCATAAGAGCATTTCTGATCAAATTACTCGACACGCATTCTATTGCCACCGTGTACTCGGACCATGACGCTCGTCATTACATGTTGGAATTACTGATACGAGACGCGACACTGACTCGCTTCCTGGACGAGAAGATGATGTCAATGGCAGTAAAGAAGTCTTGGGACACTCTTACTGGACAAATTCCTTACATCAAGCTAACAGCTTCTGTCCTCAACGATGTCATGAAGCGAATTCACGTCGACCCAAGTGACACACGAGACTTGCGACATTCGTTCTCTGTCGCAGATGCCTGCGAAAAGCTTTTGCTTTCATGCAGAACCAAACATGCCGCATACAACACCGCGGTCATCGATGTCGAACTTGAAAGTGACCCGCTTCTGATGTTCAGCGCGCACCAGTCAAAGGCAGCCAAACAGTTCCCAAAGTTTAAACTTTACCGCGTTTATAACGTATGGCTGATTGTCTATGGCACCGCTCTGTATGTCATGGATCGGGCCTCTGTTGATCAGCTGCGCACTCGCGCGTGGAGTTTCTGGATGTTCACTGTTTATATAAACAACTATCGCGTCGTTGGCGGGGACAAGGAGATGGCAAAGCTGTTCAAGAAGACTGCAACTAGAGGGCTAGAATGGTACACATCGCAGGTTCGGGCATGCCAAAACTCAGGTTTAAACCCAATGAGTATTGCTCGCGGCATGAAAGTTGGCCAGGCTCGGTTCCTTAACGTTGCTTGGGATTCCACTGAATCCATCACAAAGAATGTAGACGAACACTCCCAGGCTCTCTATTCCGAGGAAAAGAGCCACACTGCCACAATGAAGACATGGTCTGACATGTTGATCGGATGGCGAGCGGTTCTTCCTGATCATCTGATCTACGACATCAGTTACCTATTTCACCTGGCACCAGGCACAGATGCTAGCATCCCCAAGCTGTTCACAGACACAATTGCTCGGCTTAACTCCGAGAGGAAGCCTAACTCTAGCATGGTGGAACTGTTCTTGAATTATTGCGAAGCCACATTTGTGATGGAGTTTGTGGCTCGAGAGGGAAGGAAAGGTCGTCGCTTCTCTGCTAAAGATCTGGAGTCATTTTTTGACACAGATGGCGATTACAGTCCATGGGAATCCAATTGGTTCAGGAATTGTGTACATGGATCGCGCCATATGCCACCTGAAAATGAATGGGGGAAAATCAGACTGAAGAGGGCCTTTCCCTATGTTCATGTAATGGAACATGCTTGGATCGACGCCCAAGATGTTACTCATGTCAACGCCAGCGTTGTTGATGTCATGAACGAAGACAAACCGTGGAGGGAGTCTATGATTGACAGTAATGAGATTCTTTACACACTCCGGTATGGTAGGCTCCTTAGCAAGAAGTTCACACCTGAGAAATGGAGAGCAGATGTGATCAACAAACGGGTGAGAGGCGATGTGGTGGCAACTCTGGCTGCGAAAGCTGAGAACACCAAGTATGGCCCGAAAGTTCGTGAAACTTATTCAGCAGCAGACACTTTTCGCGAAATCCAATCTGAGATGGATCATACAGCACAGAATGTCGCCAACCTGCTGCAAGGCCCGGTTCTGCGAGTGTCTTCCATGACTGTCAGCGCAAAGATGCATGACATCGCTAGAAGGCTCAAAGATCATCCTAATGCAACTTTCATCGAAATTGTTACCAGCCAGGATGTCTCGTCGTGGTCGCCAAAAATGAACAGACAATTTGCTATTCGGTTCTACGACATGTTGCTAAGACTGACAACGGCCCCAGAAGGGTTATCATACGCTACTCTATGGAAGGACATATGTGTGGCCATCTCCAAGAGAGGTGTTAGGGGACTTGAACATACCACCACAGGAAACTTCATGGGATGGCCCGGGACTGCAGACACTGTGCTGCATTCGCTGATTTGCGCTTTTGCAGCTAATAGAGCTAAAGCCAGCGGCGTCATGGAAGGGAGTGAGAAGGCTACCATCATGACAATGATTGATGACGCCGTTATCAGTATGCGTCTGAAGAGAGACGGGCACGAAACCAAGATCCAGTCGTTCATGAGCTTTCTGTGTAGCATTTATGATTCTCTGGGATTTGAAATCGACCAAGTGAAAACGATAGTGTCTTCAACAAAGTTTGTCTTTTTGAACCGAGTTTTTGCACAGGGTTCGGAAGCTCTCTGCCCGATGAAAATCTTCATGAAATGTAACAGAGAGTTAAATCTGCAGTTAAGCAACATTTATGATCAGTCCATCAGCATCATGAACTCCATGTACGGTGCATCAGAGCGGGGTGCGGATCCATTTGTCTGTTATGTCACGGGGCTTGTCCTGGTTCATCGGATAATGATGATGACTGACAGATCTTTGATCCATAGCAAGCTTCCTGCCATGGTTCATGCACTGATCGTTCTTGCTCCTCGAGGACTGGGTGGATGGGGAGTTCCTAACATGATCGCATGGGTAACAAAGGAGTGTAAGGATGATCTTAGCGAATGGTTTGCAACTGCCTCAACTCTTAACAACGCATTGGCCCGCGCGAAGGTCTCGAACCCAGAAGTTGCGCATATGGCGGGCGTGACCACTAAATCTGTCACGAGGCTGATTTGTCGGGTCATCAGATGCCACATCGAGGCGACGGATCCAGTGGGGGTCTTACAAGCAGTCAGACTTGTGCGTCTGTCTGGAGTCACTGATCCCTCCAGGGTACCTCGATCTGCACTTCTTGAAGCCGCAAACCGAATTGTTGGTAGTGAAGAAGTGCGACGCGCGTTGAGGAGTCAGCACTCAAAAGCATTTGAGAACGCAGTGAACATCATCGGAACTAAGTCGGTTATGGACGCGGCCGTGTGGGATTTGTTCTTTGAGGCAACACCTGAGACTATAGTTGCTGGGATGTTGCACAAAGCTCAGCGAAACGAAGTTGTCGCAATGTTACTTCCTCGGAGAAGGATCCTTGACCTGAGGCAAGGTATCAGAAGGGTTGAGTTGAATAACCTGCGATTTCTTCCAGGAATATTCATGGCAAACGGGTCTTCTGCTGAATCAATTGTGTTGGGCCCCGGGGCAATTGAAGCTGCCCAAATGCGTGAAAGAATGTATGCTCAAGTTGGACTTAAGATATTCAATCACACTGAGCCAGCCGTCATGGATCTCCTTGGGAAGGCTATCAATTTGACAGACACTGACAAGAAATATTATGGGCGGGTTAATTCGCTGGGAATCAGGGGCACCTATGTGGATGACATACGACTCAGGAACATGTATGACGGAATGTCCGAGGGAAAGCCGCATGTTGGAATAAGGACTCGGGGGACTGTTCCCATGAATACCTCGGGAATTCGCACTGCCAATCCAGTTTATCGCTGTATTATCAAGCTGGTGGTCATGGCTCAATGGGTTCGTGAACAAGGAGTGAATCCCGATGCACTTTGGGAGCTTGGGATCACATTGTGGTCTTCAGACTTCCAAGCTTCTTGGCAGGAGTTGGCAATAGACATTCCTGCTGGTATCAGCTCTAAGAGACTGTCCAGCGTCATCGCCAACGTCACCCATCCGATTGGTGCTTTCCCCAACACTCAAGGGATGATCCAAGTCAGCCTGTCAGCCGTCGGCGACATGTTGTCTAAGGGTAATTTCCGGCATGATTTCGCAGCAATAGTTCAATCCATGAGGGCTTCCGCACTGCTCGACCGCGCCTTGCTTGGATGGGCATTCTCGGACAGGTTCTATGGTGTCAGACTGGAATCAGTCTCGGTGTCGCTTCACTCTGGGATGGTCTTACCTGATGACGATGAAGTGTACGCTGCGATTCAGGAAGTTCCATCAGTCTTTAAAGGAGTCGAATACATGGAATTGGTTACCAAAGAGGCTTGCAACCTGCTACAGATCGCGATTGCCGATGAAGAGCCAGGCATTGCACCTGACGATGACATGGGAATGGAAGCCGAAATTGTGACTGGCAAGGCCATCTCTTACCGAACAATTCAGAAGATGAGTCGATTGTCAAGCACTGAAGCGGTGATGGGTATGCTCAAAGACGCCGCTAAACTTGAGACGAGGATGAAATTCGGCTTGGGAATTTCGGGAAGGTTTCCTGATCATGTAACAGATACGCCATGTCTTAGTACCAACAGATCTGTTGCGGTTGTCATGAGATCAATGGGCCAGTATACTAACGCAGTTTGGGCCACGTTCTTGGCAATGTGTGAGGTCGCAGCTCATGCTGTCCCACGTGCCGCCAGGATTGCCATCGGTCATGCAAATGTCCCGTTGAGAGACCCACCTGCACGCCGTTTACTGGAACCATTACTGAATCAAACCGAGTTGATAAGACCCATCGCAGCTGCTCGTAGATTGCTGACAAAATCAAGCTTGCCTCACTCCGTGATTGCAGATGCACTGAATACCTTGTTTGGTTCGGTAGCTTATAGGGTGTTGTATTTGCGTGAAATGTCGGGTGTGTATTATACCGTCCTTGTGCTTGTCAAGACTTACATGGGGACTAAGGCGACACCTGTTCATTTCTTGGCATCGGCGGCAAACCAAAGTCGTAGTGCTGCTTTAGAAGAGTATTCGCGACACCAAGCGAATGTCGCTGTGTCCGCATGGAAGGGAGGTATGATTCATGAGTGGGCCAAAGCGATCACGAGATCTATTCTCTGCCATGCAGCAGCTGTTGTTAACCCAGATAATGCCTCACCTAAGGCTATTGCACAAGCATGGAGTGCAGGTGCTCGTGAAGTGGTTGCTGAGTTAACCCGTGTGCTGACCGGTGATCCGACGGCTGCTGAGTCATTAGTCATTCCCAATATAAGGTACATGAGCAAAGAATCTGTGAACACTATTATTGATGCAGTTCAACCGCATATTCCTAGTAAAGTGTGCAAGACAGTTATCATTGCAATGCGTAGGCAGTATGAGCATGATCTAGTTGCATTTTCGGTCAGAGTGTTTCCTCGTGACAAAGAACCTATTCCTGAGCCGGTGCCCAGCAGCAGTGGTGCAAATGTCCCGGTGACGGAACCAGTGAGTCGCGACATTATGGGTAGTCTGTTTGGAAGGATTATGGAAACGGCTCCTCGAGCTCGCGTTGAAATCCCTCGCAATGTGTTAGCGGCAACTGCAGTTGAGATGGGAATTGTCCCAGTGATCAATGTGCTCGCAATCCCGGGGATGGTGTCCAAGTGCCTCTCCGACAAACGATATGCAGAAAACATTTTAAAAGACGTGGACCCAAGCTCGTTAAGTGGGGGGACTTTCCGTCAGCATGCTGAAGCGATGATGATCCGTTTTTCAGGAGGTGAAACGGGCCTTGATGCTGTGACTGATACATAACTGATGTTTGCAATTTGAATGATGTTTTTTGTTTGTTCGTTTGTTGTTCTGATACTTATAAAAACATGCTAGCAAGATCACATGGGAATCCATGAGAAACTAGCTCATGTCTGAACAGACCAATGAGGCTTATGTGGGTTTCGTTTTTGTGCT